CGACATCAATGTTCAGCAGGGCGAATGGGGAAGCGAGACCGAATTCAATATTAGACCATCTTCAGTTTCACGGAATGCTACCAACCCCAACAGCAATGGACTCAACCAATGCAACGGCAACGATGAAGAGCAGCCAAGTGAAGGATGGCTCGATGCACAGCGTGACCCTTTGCCGGGCAATGGCGATGGGGATGCTGCCGACACCGGCCACACGGGATTACAAGGGATCCAGGACATCGGAAGCATTGGAAGAGTCAGGCAGAAATCATACAAATTCACTACCAGACGCATTCGCTCAAACTGGCAAAACTTCCCAACTGTCTCCCCAATTTGTTCTCGAGATGATGGGATTTCCGACCGACTGGACTCTATTACCTTTTCTAAATGGCGAAACGAGTCAATCAAAGCCGGAGGCAATGCAATAGTGCCTCAAGTGGTTTACCAAATTTTCAAAGCAATAGAGCAATATGAAAGCCAAACGCAACGCCCATAAAGAAACCGACATCTACTTTGCAATCTCCAAGTTTATGAAGCTCAAATATCCGAATGTAATATGGCGGTTCGATTTCAGCGCAGGTGTTAAGATGAGCATCGGGCAGGCTAAATCGCACAAGGGGCTCAACCCACATCGAGGCTACCCTGACCTATTCATCTGCCAGCCATCGAACGGTTATGCAGGCCTATACATCGAGATTAAGAAAGATGGCGAACGCATCCAACGGCTCGATGGTACGCTGTATGCCGATCAGCATCTGGAAGAGCAGCACGCAATGCTGAATCGGCTCAACGCCGTTGGCTACAAGGCAGTGTTCGGCATAGGCTTTAACGAGTGCATTGACATAATTGATGAATACTTGAGATAAACTAAAACAAAACTTCTGGGAGGAGTTATAAAACCCGATAAAAACAAATGAATAATTACAAAGTAGAACCAATGGTGAAGCATAGTAACCAAGTTCACACAACAACCGATTACTTTCTGTTTAAGCCAATAGACGGAAATCGAAACAAAAACCTCTTACACATCAATAGGCTAAAAAAATCAATGAATCAAAACTATTTGTTTACGGTAATTATTGTGAACGAAAAGTATGAGATTATTGATGGGCAGCATCGGTTTGAAGTAATACAGGAATTACAGCTACCATTGCATTACATTATATGTTCCGGATACGGTCTAACCGAGGTGCATATACTCAATGCAAATTCAAAGACTTGGAACGCTGATGACTACTTAGAGGGCTATTGTAAATTAGGTTATAAGGATTATTTGATATTTGCTGAATTTAAAAATAAATATCAGATAGGGCACAATGAGTGTATTTCATTATTATCTAATTGGTCATACTCTAACAGCGACAATACAAAAGAATTTTATGAGGGAAAATTTAAGGTAAAAAATTTAATTCTTGCAGAAGAGTATATTGAAAAAATATTAATGATTGAGCCTTATTATGCTGGCGTTCGTAGGCGAGCATTTGTTGGGGCTATGCTGCAATTATTCAATAATAAAAACTTTGAGTTTACTGAGTTTTTGCAAAAGCTAAAAACGCAACCTACCGCTTTACAGGATTGCACCAGCGCAAGCAATTATAAGGTTCTTATTGAAGAGATTTACAACTATCGCAGGCGCGAAAAAGTTAATCTTCGGTATTGATTTATTTTTGTATATTTGAGCGTTCGGTCGTGAAACCCCGAATGATGTTTCAAAAATCTTGAAGCCCTTTGGGGGCTGCGAGGGTTAAGTTAAAAGCTTACCCGGTTTCACCGCAGCCATCAAAGGGCGTTTTTTTTTACAATGGATAAGCGAGATACTTGCATATTTTACCGCTCAATGTATGAGGCAATGCAAGAGCTTCCTGAAGCTGCAAGGCTTCAATTATACGATGCAATTTTTCTTTATTCTCTTGATTTTAAGCAGCCAGAATTAACTGGACTTGCAAAGGCATTATTCATTGCTTTTGAGCCTGTGTTAACAAAGGGCAACACTAACTACATAAACGGAAGCAAACCGAAATCGAAGCGAATCGGAAGCGAATCGGAAGCGAAACCGAAGCGACTTGAAAGCGAAACGGAAGCCTATAAGGATAAGGATAAAGATAAATATAAAGAGAAAGATAAAGAGAAGGATAAAAATAAAGATAACTTTAAGAAGTGGAGCCAGCAAGATTTAATTGAATCAATGAAGCCATACAAGGATAAATATCCCAAAGAGCTTCTAAACGCTTTCTTTAACTATTGGAGCGAACCGCTTGCAAATGGTAAGATGCGCCTAACATCGCAAGATGCATGGGACACTGGCAGAAGGTTAGTAACTTGGAAAAATCGAGAACTCGATAAAAAACCCCAAAACGCTCAACCAACAAAGACACGCGCTCAGATGGGCGTTAAGATGGAATAAAAAAAATAAAGCATTCATTCACTAAATTTGAATTATGAACATACCAAAGCACTTCGTGCCTAAGATAGAACAAGCCCTAATGTTTCTTTGCCTTAACGGCGATGAAAACTATAAGGAAATCGCGCCGCAGCTTATCGACGAACACTTTGCAGATGATACCGCTTTAAAAGCCTTTAGAGTGATTAACGCGATAATGAAGGACGGTAAGCAACCGACCTTTGTTACATTTGGTAAATACGCGACAAAAGACAAAGCACTAACACCGCAACAGATTGCATCGGTTACGCAGTGGGGCAATGAGCTGAGTTACTCCGAACCGATTAACCAATACATCGCAATCCTCAAAGATGAACACATCAAACGCAATATAAACACCATACTAACCGAGCAAGCACTCGGTCTCGGCAAAGAATCGAGCGGAAGCGAAACAGCGGTTAACATCATTAAACGGCTTAACACACTGATCGAGAATGGAAGCCCTACCGATAACATCATAACCACGCCACAGTTAACTCACGAAGAGCGGCAGGCATATTACCGCCGCGCCGCGTTGCATCAAAGCGGTAAGACAAGCGGGCTCAATACAGGCATCGCAGCACTTAACCGATTCACCGGAGGCTTCCATCCCGAGCTCATAATCATTGCAGGCCGCCCATCGATGGGTAAGACCGCCCTCGCGCTTTACCACGCCTGCCAGTTCAATGAGCCGGGTATTTACTTCAACCTCGAGATGAACCAAAGCCAGCTATGCCAGCGGCTCATACTTCAACACGCAAATGATTCAATAAACAGCGCACGCCTACGCGATGGCAACCTATCACAACCCGAGCTTCACGCATTTGAAACCACGATCGGGTTAGTTGAGAAGCTACCCATCACAATCTACGATAAGCCGCGCTGTGGCGTACATGAGGCAATAAGGATAATGCGCCGCGAGGCACGTAAGAACAATTGCAAATGGGCAATCATTGACTATCTTCAGTTGATGACAATCGAGGGCTTCAGAGGCGGCAATCGCGAGGCTGAGGTTGCAGAGATAAGCCGAACATTGAAAGCCGCGCAAAAAGAACTAAACATACCGATTATCGCACTTGCGCAATTAAGCAGGCAAGTCGAGCAACGTGCTGATAAGCGACCGATACTTTCAGACCTTCGCGAATCTGGAAGCATCGAACAGGATGCCGACACGGTTATGTTTGTTTACCGCCCCGAATACTACGGATTGATGGATGAAGCAGGCAACCCTTACAGCTCCGATGTGTTTTACCTATTCGAGAAGCATCGACAAGGCTCAACTGGTGAGGTGCGGTTTAAGCATAACAGCACGATCACGAGCTTTCACGATAGCGGCTCGAGTGGTGGCAGTTCTTATTTGCCTATGCCTGAAGTCGAGCCGAAAGCAATGCAGCCTAATGAATCTTTTGGGCGTGCTTCGCTTGATTTTAGTCCGTTCTAATGACCATCGAAGAGGAATTAATCGAGCGCATGAATAACTACCAGCCGAGCGAAGCAACGCTAACGGATGGATGCATTACATACCACAGCATCACGCTAACGCATCGAAGCTATGCAGGGCATTTGAAACACGCACCTAATGGCTCATTCGTGCGCAAGGTGTACCTCAAACGCTGCTATGAGTGGCTGATGCTTCTGAAAAAAAACGGCATCGAAATGCATCAC